TTCTAATGTAGCGGACTAGACAGCAAAAAGCCCCAGTTGCCTGGGGCCGTGTGCTGATTTTGAGTTGGATCAGGACTGGGAGAAGTCGAAGGTGGGGGTGCCAGCCGGGCGGAAGTTGACGGTCACCGATTGGGCGTCGTCGGGGTTGATGTTCAGGCTGGCGGAGGTCAGCACAGCGTCGAAGCTGATCGAGCGGCTGAGGGTCTCGCTCAGGCTGCCGCCGCTGAACACCCGGTCGGTGTACAGCTTGAAGGCGGCGCCGTCTTGCTGGCGCTGCAGCACGTCCTGGATCATGCGGTTGGACAGGGCGACGTCCTCGTTGGTCATGTAGACCGTGGCGGTGCCGGTGCCGTCGCCGAAGCCGCTGATGTAGGTGCGGAAGGGCACGTACTGACCAGGGGTTTGGCCGATGGTGGTGACGTCGATTTCAGCGCGGCTGATCTCGAAGCTCCAGTCGCGGACTTGGCCCACAACGGCAAAGTCGGCGTAGGCGACTTGGAACTCGTTGGGGGTGACGGCGGTGCCGTCGTCGGTGATGGCGAGGATGGTGCCACCGGCGCTGGTGGAGACAGTCAGTTCACCGGTAGCGGCGGTGTAGCTGAGCACGTAGTAGGTGGTGGCCGAAGAAATAGGAGCAGGCAGGGTGCCGGTGCCGGAGCCGCCGGTTTGGCCGTTCACCACGCTGAACTTGACGGGATCGCCGACTTTGAAGTTCAGGTAGGGCTGCACCGTGATGATGTCGGTGGCGATAGCGACGCCGGACTCACCAAATGTTCCGGTGGTGCCAGCGGGCTTGTAGTAGAGAGCGCCGGACGTGCCGGACAGAACGGTGGTGGCCATAAGGGCGTACCAAGAGGTGGGGTTTCTGGGCGGGCACTGCCCGGCTTATCACAGGTTAGCGCCTGTCCTAAACATTATCTAAGACAGGACAGTTGCAACGAAGGAGGTGTCAATTCGACCCACGAAATGGGGCGCATCTTCTGTGGCGGAGAACGTTGGGCCATTTATTTCACCGACGCGGAAAAAGACGCCGCTATTTGTTTTGGCCGTATTGTTTAACGTTTCAAGGGCGTTGACTGCTGTGGTCAGCAGGGTTTGGTTGCGGGCGGGGCCGCGACCTTTTTCCGTAAAAATGCGAATGATTATTGCGCCACGGGCATTATCCACGCTGGAAGTCAGCGTTGGTTCGTTGGTGATGCCGAAGGTGACGTTGACGCGGATGTATTCAGTCGTTGTGTTGGGTGGGACGGCGGTGATGTTGTCGAAGTAGACAGGGACCGCTGGAACCAAGGCGCCGAACGCTGTCAGCAGCGGGTTTTCGACGGTGGCGCGGATGGATTGGTAGTTCATAACTTCACATTACGAAGGGACTGGTCCATGTACAAGCTGATGGTTTTGTCGATCGCTCCACCACGCAAATAAGTGGTGTACCAATCCAATGGGGCAGTGCGTCTGTTGGGTCCAGTTGGGTTTACAGCAAGATCACCGCGCAGGCCGCTGACTCGTTGACCTCTTTCTGCTTTTTTAATAGGTTCGTAGCCCGGATAGCGGTAGTTACTTTCAACCAAGTCGAGGGCTACATCTGCGTGAGGAGCTTTGTTTGCTATGTAGTATTTAATTTCTGGTTTGAATTTAAATTCATCGACGGTAAGAACTGGGGCTTTAAGTCGTTGAGCTTCGCCAGATGCACCGGTGCCAGTGGATACTTTGCTGGGGGTAGCTATTTCCCAAGAGTTTGAGAACTGGCCGGACCAAGCTGGTCCTTGTTGTTGTAGTTGGAGGACGATGTTTTCGGCGCTGCGTGCCACGCCAATAATGAAGGGGGCAAGGAAGCCGGCTTCGATATTTTTTGCCAAACGCATGAAGTCGTTGCGGCGGCGTGCCATTACTGGGGCCTCGCTATGACGATGTGGAGCACGGGGGCGTCGCCTCGGTAAGTGTTGACGTTGAGGATTTTGGCTTCGCGGGTTACGCCGGCTTGGGTGTACTGGATGCGGTCGGCCTCGGTGGGGTAGTACGTTCCAAGCTCGCTGCTGCCGAAAATAAATTTGACGTCGGTGGCTTGGTATAGACCTTCGGATTCGCGGGGTGTGACGCGGGTGATAACGGCTTTGACTGTGACGTTGGTGTCAGAGCCCGTGACGTTGCCGGTGGTGGGGTCGTAAGTGCGGGGTGTGGTGGTTTTGATGTACGTGATGTTTTGGCCCCAGTCCGCTAGGACTGAGGTGGGGATTGGGGCAAAAGTGTCGTCGATTAGGCCCATGTCACCCTCGGAAGAGGCGGACGGCGTAGTTGGCGGCGCCGCCCATGCAATAGGGGCCTAGGTAGGTCTGGAGCCAGGGGTAGACGTCGAAGACGTTGTTGATGACGCCGCTGGTTTGGCTGGATTTGTTGTATTTGACCTTCAGTTCGCCTAGTTCCACTTGGTCGTAGATGCCGGTGGTGCCAGTGCTGCCGGTGATGGCGTCGGTGTCGTTGGCGAAGGCGCGTGCCAGCTCGTAGGTGGCGGTTTTGATGCCGTCGGGGATCAAAGTGCAGGCGAGGTCAACGCCGTCCACCGTGTAGTTATCACGGGGCCATTTCAGAGCTTGGGTGTCGGTGCAGCGGTCGCCGTAGAAGCTCAGCGCGTCGATCCAGCGGGTGGCGGAGATTAGGGCGCGGTTTTTTTGGTCGGTCGTCTTGGTGGTCCAGGTGCTGGAATCAGGCACCGTTTCAAAGTAGGTGTCCGCAGCCGCCAGCGTCACATAGCTGTTGGCCGAAGCTCCACCCACTGTGGCGTCAATGGCGGCGGGCACGGCTTAATACAGTCTTTTCTTGAGTTTAGCTCCAGAAGTAGATCTTCTTGTTTTAGGGGGTGGACTCAAGATGACGGCGTGGTAAACCTTGCCGCCGGTCATTTCAATATCAGCTTGGATTTCGGCGTGTTGGTCGTAGGGGACGTCAATAAAGCTGCGGAGGTTATCCTGTAGTACGAAAAGCCGGACTGTACTCATGCCTGCTCGCAAACTTGTGGACGCTGATGCCAGCGTAGAAACAAAGGTGGCTTCTGTTCCATCGGCGGCCCCCGGAAAGACCGTGCGGTCGCTGGAAGTGGTGGCTAACGCTATTCGGGAACGGTTCTCCAGTGGGGAATCTGCTGAGACGATCCTGCAGGATCTGCAGGTCAGTGAGCACGTATTTAGAGAACTGCTCACCCAGTCGTACCAGCTGGTGGGGCGGGCTCCAGTGATTTTTGAGTATCAGGAGAAAATGCGGATTGGGGAAATTGAAGGCTGAGTAGTTTTTGGTAAAAGAAAAGGCCCCCGGTTTGGGGGCCTTTGTTTTGGCGCGTACTGAGGATCAGTATGCGCTGGTGTCGAACGGGGTGTTGACCAGCAGGCGAGCGATGGGCACTTGCTTGGTGGTGCTGTACACCAGGCTCCAGGAGGCGGTGTCGGCCAGGTTGCCGGTGGTGGCAGCGTTGGTCGGGTTGTCGCCGGCCACGTTCCACTTGGTACCAGTGATGTGGTAACCGTAGTGGTAGTCAACGGCCAGGATGTCCTGCATGGACAGGATGTTGCGGTCTGCACCGAGGCGCAGGTCCTGCTGGATGCCCTCGGAAACCACACCCGACTTGAAGAGGTACACGGGGTACTTCTTGGCGTGGGTGGAGGTGCCGCCGGTCAGGGCAGTCAGTTGGTCGTCGATGACGACGCGGAGGCCAGCGAACGTAGCCACTTCAGCAGCGGTAACGCCCACGCCGCCGCCACCCCAGGTGATGGCGCCGCCGGTGGACAGGGCCGAGGTGCTGAAGGTCAGCATCCCAATTTGCTGCAGGTAATAAGCCACGTTGGAGTGCATGGCGATCGAGTCCAGCTCGTCACCGCGCTCACCCAGCAGAGCCTTGGTGCCAACCACGTTGGCCACGTTCAGGAAGTTGGCCTCGGTCATGGAACCGGGGACACCAGCGAACGATTTGTTGCTCTGGTTGGGGCCGAGCACGCCAGCGCCGGAGATGCCGCCGAACAGACCCAGCAGTTGGGATGCCAAGGTGGCGGTCTTCAGCTTGTTGATGGCTGCAGACAGTTGGTTGCGGACGTGGGCCAAGGGGTCGGCGCCGGAGCCGAGTTTGCTGAGGTCGTCGGCCGCATAAGCGAAACCACGGTGCAGAATCGTCATGATCTGCTCGTCGGCAGTGACGTTCTGGGCGGTCAGATAACCCAGGCCACCGTTCCAGCTGGAGGTGGATAGGATTTGGGTTTCGGTCGGGGCGATGGGATCGAAGAAGGGCACGCGCACGCGGGTGCCGCCAGCGCGGGCGTCGAGGGCAGCGTTGCGCTGCACAATGCCGCTCTGGATCCACTTCGATTGCTCGAAGATGCCTTCAGCGGTGTACTGAAGAAACTCAGGACGGGTAACAAGGTTCGAGAGAAAAGTTCCCCCGAAGTTGCTGTTAGAAGCAGACATGGGTTAGCTCCAGTGGAGTCAGGGTTGGGGAGGTGCCCCACAGGGGCTAGAAACCGGCTTCTGTTTTCAACAGCCTGGCTTTGTCGGGGTCGCTGGCGAGCATCATCATTTGCTGAGTGACGTTCCAGGCGTCCTTGGACCAGGGGTTGGATTGGCCGGGGAGGGCGGTGGCGCGGGCACTACCCGTGACACCCATACCGGCGCGGTTCGTAGCCGCAAAGTGGTGCTCGTAACCGCTGCCGGGGTTTTTTAAGTTGGCGATATACTCGCCAATCGGAACTTCCACGCCGCCGACATAAGCCACAGGCTGTCCTTCTTTGGCGCGTAAGTTCTCCTGCACCAAACGATACAGCTGATCGGGTGCAAGCGCACCAGCAGAAGAGAGTTGGGCGATGGCGCCGGCGCGGAGTTGCTCTTTTGAGTAACCCTGGCGGATTTGCTCGACTTCCGCTTCTTTTGCCGCCATTTGTTGCTTGAGGTCAGCAACAGTTTGTTGGGCCTCTTCCCAGAGGGTTTTGAACTCGCCAGATTCGGCCAATTTGGCGGTTTTGGCGGATTCTTGCGCTTGGCGCAATTCTTCCAGCTGGGATTGGAGGGATTCGCGGTTTTCGCGGTCCTTGCGGCGTTCGGCGATCAACTCTTGGTTTTTCGCACGAAGCGCTTCGAGTTGGGCGGCCAGATCGGAGCTTTCAGCCACAGGCTGAGGGGCAACAGGCTCCACGGGAGTGACTGCTGCTTGCTGTTCTTCGGGCACGGTTGTGTATTACTTGGACGGTTCTAGATTAGCAGTTAAGAATTGAGTTCCTCTTCGCGCTCTTCCATGTCCTCGTCGCCGGTGTTCTCGGCGGCTTCGGGCAGGGCGAGGGCGTTCTCGGTGGAGACTTCCAGCTCGTCCTCAATGTTGATGTTGTCGGGCAGGACTTCGCCGCGGCGCAGGACTTCCAGCAGCATGGCGTCGCTGATCTTGCCTGCTTGGTTGAGTTGGGTCAGGACGGCGACGTCTTGGCCGATCAGACGGTAGTAGTCGAAGTCGCGGTCGATTGTGATTTCGGGGGCTTCGATGCCGACGTACTGGGCGGCAAACTCAAAGGCTTGGTTGAGGGCGCTCTCCAGCTCTTGACTGATGATCGACAGCACGCTGTTGGATTGGGCTTGGTCGATGCGCTTGGCCTCGGCAGACTCGGCGACAAACTTTTGGCCGAAGAGTTTGGTCACGCCCAGCGTGGACATTTGAGATGCCAACGACTCCAGCTCGGCCATTTGGGCGTCAAAGCTGGTGGCGTCGGCCTGGACGTAGTACGCCTTGTTGCCCGGTTGCATGGCGATGGCGTAGTTGACGCCCATCGTTGCCGAGCCGGTGGTGTCATCCCAGCCCTCTAGGACGAGGGTGGGCATTGCGGCGATGTGGAGGGCGTGGATTAGGTCGGCTTGGCGTTGGTAGTGGGTGATGTTGAGGTTGGCGATGTCCAGCAGTGGGGGCTGGGAGATCAGCAGGCCGCGGCGGTTGCTGTAGATCGGGACCAGGGGGATTTCGTCGAGGCTGTAGCCGCCGGTGGAAGTGAACTCCACGATCTCTTGGCCCAGTGTGTAGAGGTCGTAGCGGCCGGGGTAGATGACGCGCATTTCCTCGACCTGTTCTTCGCCGAACTCGTTGAGGGGGCGGACGTCGTAGTCGTGGATGCGGACCTGCAGCAGGCGGTTGGTGCCGGGTTCCTTGCGCCAGCCCCAGATCTGGGGGGCATCGACGTGGACGAAGTAGGGGCGGCGGCCCATCGCACGCTCTTCCGCCAGATTCATCGCTCCAGCGGCGGCTGGGTAGTCAACGAGGATGGCGCTATGGCCGTAGGTCAGGCTGCTGACCAAGGCGCGGCGGGCGTATTCGTTGATGTTGGAGCCCAGGCCGTCGATGTTTTGGATCAGGTCCAGCCAGTAGGGGTCGCCTTCGACGTGGATGGGCTTGCGGAGGATGGCGCCAGCGGCGGTTTCGATGAGGCGGCTGGTGTAGGGGCTCAGGACGCTGCGGTCAACGCGGGTTTGGTAGGCGTCGTCGTCTTCGCGGGGTTCTTGCGGGAGATAAGTTTCACTCATGTCCCGCAGGTAGTTGGTGCCGTTGGTGACGGCGGCCATCACGCTCCAGTCCGGCATCATGGCGATGACGTCCAGGCTGCGGACAAACGGGGATTCGCTGACTACAGCACCAGTTGGTGGGATATTGGCGCTGTAGACCACGGCTTGACTCCTACTTTGTACCTATTTTGGCACTAGAGATCTAGGTGTGTCTCGTGCGTGAGTGGAACACGCCCGTGCGGGAGCCGTGGAACGCGCTCATTCACCAGTGTTTGAGGGGCGTTGATAATCACATGCACCAGTACATGGAGACTGGGAATGTTTGGCATTTAGAGAAGGCAGATACGTTGAGAAAATATGTGTTGGAGTTGAAGATGTGGATTCATAAAGTTGAGGGGAGATAGTCACCATTTCACCTTATTTGCCCAGTAGGCGGCACTCATTTTGCCCTTGGAGATATTTTGGGCGTGACGCGCCTTGAACGATGCCCTTCTGGCCTTGTCTGCTGCTGACTCTCCTTTTTGTGCTGGTGAGCCAGATACGCCCTGTTGGCCGAAACGGATGAGTTTTACCGTGTCGCCTTCCTTGGCGAGGACGACGTGGGATTTTTTGGGGTGGTTGGGGGTGCGCTTGGGCTTGTTGTAGCCCTCGAATTTTTCGCCGCGATACTCAATCATCGTCTTCCTCCTCGTCTTCGGGGTTTTCGATGGGCACCAGCACTTCGATGCCGAGGGCGAGCATCTTGATAAAGTTGCCCAAGGTGTCGGGGATTGAGGGGGTTTTGAATACAAACGTGGCGTGCGTGGTGCCTTCCTCGTTGTCAATTTCGATGTGGAGGCAGCTGCCGGTGATTGTCTGGATGGTCATCAGCGGCTGATTTCCTCCCAGTCCATGGATGCGTGCACATTAGACGTTGCCACGCTGGCTGTAACAACAAGGCTTAGTTCGTAAGGGGTGGAGGTGAGGCCGTTGCGTTCCAGCTGGAATTTGAATAGGGCTTCTTTGAGGATGTCTACGGATGCTGTGCTTTGGTTGGTGGAGCTGAAGTAGCCCTGGGCCAGGATGCGGCCGCCGGTTGTGGCGGTGCCGGTGAGGTTGTATTCGACGCTGGATTCGCTACCGGCACTTGTCCAGGTGCCGCCGGTAGTGGTGGTGTTAGCCATTACGCGCCAGTTGTAGTTGGCGTTAGCGGTGGCGCCCAGGATGGATAGAGCGGTGAGAATGACGATTGCGTCTAGTGCAGCTGCTTTAAGACGTAAAGAAATAATCGGGTAGTAAGTGCCGGCGACGATAAGGGCGTAAGGAGCGGTGATGGCGGTGCCGATGGCTTGTTGGAGGCCACGGAGTTCGTAGCCGCCTTCGGAAAGTACAGTCGAGCAGACCTGCTTGAGGGTGCTGGCGCTTGCTGTAGCGGCGGTGTTGGTGATTTCGTAGCGGAGGGGAAGTGAGGCGGTGGTGATATAAGTTGAAGTAATGATGTTGGCGTGGTGGAAAGAGTGGCAGTGAATAAATTTGCCGTTAATAACGAAACCCATGCGGACGGTGCCGAGGCCCAGCCATTCGATGTCCATCCACAGGATTTGGGACTTTGTGATGTCCAGTTCCAGGTTGGAGGGGCCGTCGCCGTTTAGGGGGTCGGTGTTCCAGTTGGATTGGGAGACGCGGGTTTCGACCAGGGAGCCGGTGGAGGAACTGCGTTCGACGAAGGAGAGGGTGTTGTCGGCAAGTTCCAGGTACATGCCGTTGGCGGCGCCGTAGTAGCCGACGCGCTGGCGGAGGCCGGTTTTGGCGGGGTTCAGCGTAAAAGTGGACATCACCAGCAGGGATTTGCCCGGCTGGTATGAACAGCATTTGGTGGTTTCGCGGATGACCTCGGAGCCGGAGCTGGTGGTTACGGCGAGATCGACGAGGCCGGCGTTGACGTCGAACGTGGATGTTCCCCCGGTGGCGGTGGAGGTGGCCCAGAGGCCGTTGTCGTGGTATCGGTGGCTGGAATCGAAAAGAGTAAGTGGGTTAGATGTGCGTAGACGTCCAAAAGCATCTCCGACACCAACGGGTAGAGCCGTGGTTACAAAGGGGTTGGTGTAGGAGGAAGTCTGGACGAATAAGGACATGGCCTATTTCTTGCCTTTTTTGGCGGTTTTGGCGGATGCTTTGAAGGCAGCGGCGGTTGGGGCGCCCTTGGTGCCAGGCTTACGCATTTTTTCACCGCTGCCGGCGGCGATGCGCTTGCGTTTGGCCGCGATATTGGCGTAAAGACCGCGTTTAGCCATTACTTTTTGCCTTTTTTGGTGGATTTTTTGGGTTTTGCCATGCCGGCTTCGCTCATGGCGATGGCGATTGCCTGTTTGCGGGACTTCACCACGGGACCTTTCTTGCTGCCCGAGTGCAGTTCGCCTTTGCCGTACTCACGCATGACCTTGGCGACCTTTTTCTGGGCCTTAGTTGGTTTTTTGGCCATGGTTTTTACGCTGTTACCACACACGATAGGAGGTCTTTCCCAGGTTCTCTGGCTTGGCAAGGTTGAAAGTTTGTAGGCAGAGGTAGCCCAAGGCGTCGAATGCGTGGTCTACGCCGAGATTTTTGTTGGGGAGGCCGGTTCCAGGGGCATAAGTCAATGTGCGGAGGGATTTGATTAGCTCTTTGCACTTTGGGTGGATGAAAAGGCGGCGCGTTCCAGAGGCATCGAGGAGGGCGGTGTTGACGCAGGTGATTTTGTCGCGGATTTTCCAGGGATTTCGGGGGCTGGAGACCGTGAAGCCGGACTTTCGGAGGATGTTGTGGTCGGTGGCGCCAACGCCCGATGTTTTGCGGGCGCCGCCGGTGGGGTCCGGGCAGGCGATGATTCGGCGCTCCACGCCGTAGCGGGATTGGATTTCTTCGCAAAGGTCCCAGGTGGTGGCGCCACCGGTCATGATTATTTCGTCGAAGACCCAGAGCACGTCGCCTTTTTTGACCGCGCATACGGCGGACATGGGGTCCACGTTGAAGTCAACGCCCAGCAGCAGGGGCAGAACAGGCAGGTCTTGCACCACGCTGTCGATGTTTTCGTCGCTAAATGAGACGGCGACGAGACCGCTGAGATTCTCGAAGCTAGCCTCAAATTCTTGGCGGAAGGTGCGGGCGTCGAGTTGGGCGCGGGCGGCTTCGATTTCTTCCGGTGGGACGTTATCTCCATCGATCGTGGTGAATTGCCACCGGTGCCAGTCCGGGTCGTCTTGGTCGCAATAGCACCAGAGGTCATAAAACCAGCTGGCGGTGCCATCGGGGGTGGAGATAAACAACGCCCAGCCCTGTTTGTCGGCAAGGGCGGGGCGGATGACCTCGAACCAGACGTCGCTGGACATGAACGCGGCTTCGTCGAGCACCACGCCAGCCAGACTGCGGCCTCGCAGGGCCATGGCGTTTTCAGTGCCCTTCAATTCGATGGTGGAGCCGTTCACCAGCTCGATTTTCAGGTCGGTCTCGTTTTTGGATTTGATCCAGGCTTTTGGGACCAGCTTTTTTAGTACCTTCCAGGCGATGTCTTTCGCCATGCGGTAGGTGGGGGCGGCGTAGAAAAAGGTTTCGCCGGGGCGTTCGATTGCCCCACGCAAGAGTTCGATGCAGGAGAGGTAGCTCTTGCCGAAGCGGCGGCCGGCAACCAAGACACGGAAGCGTTTACGGCTGGAGAACACTTGCCCCTGGGCGTAGCGGAGCGAGAGGGTTCCAGCCGTGTCGGTCACTTTTTCGGGTACGGGTACCTTCTAGGGTATTACAGGAATTGAACCCCTGCCCCCCTAAGGGTTGCGGTAGCCGGTGCAATAGCCGTTGTTGCGGTACGTTCCAACCGGGCAGGTGTTGCCGGAGGAGTTGATGGACTGGTTATGCGAGTTGATGGACTTGGTGGGGATGCAGTAGCCGGTTTGGCCGTAGTAGCCGACGGGGCACATCGAGTTGACTTGCGTCAGGGGGATGACTTGGGCGAGTACCAGGGGCAGGAAAAACATGGGGATGTAGTACAGAAGAGGTTAGTTTAGCACAGTAGAAGGAAATGCGAATGTATCAGTAGGTTCCCTGGGACCCACTCCCACCCCGCCAGAACTCGAACCCTGCCCCCCGTCAAGGGGGAGGGTCGGATCTGTCACAGACTGCAACAGCCGCAGCGGCTCAGCGTGCGGCGTCTAAGTACAACGCACCAGCACCAGCCAGCACGAGGAAGCCGGTCAGCGGCAGGAAGCTGCAGCAAGCGGCACCAGCGAACAGAAGGCCAGCAGCGAGCTTGGGGTTGATGGAGGGGTGGGCCATGGGTCGGCGTCCGTTGTTGTCTTGCACAGTATAGAGACAGAAGCAGCACGCGCCAGGGCAGTGGCTGCCGGTTCTGCAGCTGTCTACTGTTTTAACCTAAGACGCCGGATCTCAGCCTAAGACTCTGCGTTGCGTTTGTCGTCAATCTCCACACGCAGCACGGGGGCCGCAGCGGCTTGCGCTTCCGGTGCGACCTCGCCCACCACTGCGCCAAGGTCACGCATCAGCAGCTGCGCCGATCCCACCTGACCCTTCCGAAGGGCCAGTTCGATCGCTCGCATCCGCATCCCCTGCAAACGTGAAACTATACTCTCGCGATCCTTGCTCCAATCCTCCTCGTTCCACTGTTTGACCGCATCCCAGTCCCTCCAAGCGGTAATTTCGCCGATGCCTTCACGATCGGCATGATCTAGCACCAGCTGCCGCGTGGGTAATCCGCTCAACTGCCGCTTGTACAACCGCTTGCGCCGCTCCTCGATCACCGCGTCAGGATTGCGCTTCCCATACGGCCGCTGCGGTTTGTTTACTTCCTGGCCGGTGGAATCCTCCACGGTTTGCATCACAAACGATCTGCGCTCATGCTAACCTCCACCGCCCATAAAAAAGACCCGGCACAGTGGCCGGGCCGTTAGTCGATGGGGGTGCCAGTCAAGCAGAGCGGAAGACTGCCCACTGGGCGCCGTTGATCCGTTGCAGCCAGTAACCGTCGCCCAGTTCAAGCTCGCGCCAGGCTTCTTCCCAGTCGATGCACGTATGGGGCCACTGGGCTGTGGCTTGGATCATGCCTGCATCTTCTGCCAGCTGAGCGGCATAGTCTGCCCCGGCCTCCGTCTCGTTGTAGCCTTCCGCCTCTCCCTGATAAAGGTCTTCGTAGGTGTCAGGATCGACGCCAGTAGCCAGTAACTCCTGAACCGTAACGGTTACCGCTTCGGGGTCAGCATCGAAAGCACAGCCGCAATGCTCCAACACTTCGCGCCAGCTGTTATCGAGCCAGAAGCCGAAAGCGGCGCCGTCTCCCTCGCTGGCTCCGAAGTAGAAGCCAGCCGGGGCGGCGTCATCAAGTGCCAGGCTGAGATCTTCGAGAGTAAAGTTGGCCTCCTCGTCGTTCCAGTTCGACTCCTTGGAGTCTTCGCCAACCAACTTGGTCAGGCTGGCGAGCGTCTCGGCGTTCAGCAGCTGGGGACGATCTGCCAGCACTGCCACCATCTCAGCAACCTGCCAGAACTTCGGCAGCAGATCTTGAGCCTTGAGGGTGTCACAGCTGGCGATCCAGGGGAACTGTGCCAGCTGTTCGGAGGTGTAGTTGTGCATGGTGGGCCCACTGGTCGGTGGGTGCGTCGTGCCTGCCAATCATGCACCAGCAGTCAAGCTACCTGGGTCTGGTGTTGTGTAACTTAACAGATTGGCTAGGGGCTGGCGGTGGTCTGGTAGTATGTAACAGCAAACCCACAAACCAAGGGGGGCCATGCACTACGGCAACAGACCACTAGGACCACTGCAGCGGAACTGGCTCAACTTCCTCCGCCGCAATCCGGGACCGCATTACGTGGCGATGCCCCAGCGTGACCACCGAATCGCGGAATCGCTGCGTGACCGTGGCCTCATCACCATGGCCCCAGCGCCAGTCGCCGACCCCAAGGGGCTCCCGGTGTTCATCGTTGAAGCCCTGGAGGTCCAGCCATGAGTGGCGGTGAGTGGACCACCACCAGGGAGCGCAAAAGCTCCAGGGAGGCGGAGCGCGAAGCTGCCCGCCGCCTCAAGATCGAATGGGCAGACAAGCTGTGGCTGGCCCAGAACCACCCTTGCGATGATGCTGTCCTGGCGTGGCTGTCAGAGCACCGGGCGGAAGCCTCGAAAGTAGGCTCCAGTCGTTGGAACCTGGAGACCTTGCCAGACCTTCACAACAGGCAGCAGAAGCTGCGGCAGGTTGCAGCGTTCCAGGCGGTTTTAGATCGCGCCAGCGTCAGCCAGCAGACCCTCACCGCTGAGGCGGTGCTGGCGGCTGGCGGTTTTCCACAGAATCCCCAGCCGGAAGTTGTGGAAAACAAAAAACGCCGCGCACACGCTGGCAAGGCCCAGCCATCCCGGAAGCGTTCCAGCTAACTCAGGACAGGCAACCCCGCCGCCCTGCAGGCTTCCCGGTAAGCTTGCTGGGCGGCTTCCCTTGTCTTGTGGCGGCCCAGGTATTGAAGCCTGCCGCCGATCCTGATACGGGCCTGCCAGCACTGCTCACGCTCCAGCCAATGGCCGAAGTTGGCGCGGTTTTGGCAGTTCTCCCGGTTGGTCACGTCCCGGAGGTTATGAATGCGATTGTCGCGTGGGTTGCGGTTGATGTGGTCAATCTGATGAATGGGCCACGCGCCAGTGCACCAGGCGTAGACAACCCGGCCATAGCTGGTCTGAATGCGCTGGCCGTTCCAGGTCAGATGAATGCACCAGCCGCGCTTATTCGAGGTTGGAAAGCCCTTCACTTGAATGCCGCTTTTACGCTTGTGCAGCGTTCCAGTGAATGGGTTGTAGCTGTACTTCTCCCAGAGAAGCTCGACAGCAGGGTATGTAGACTGTGACATGACGGCCTGTCAGAGAGGTTGTCCGGCCTGAGGTGGGTGCGAACCACGCTCAGGCAACCATTGTACCAGCGGGTCTCAAGCTGAGACTGGAGTGGGATTCTGGAGAGCGGAGTAATACTGTTCCACCCTGGTCATGAATGACTTCTCAGCCTGCTGCAGTTCTTCGGGGGTCATCCAGTGAATGTTTGGCGCTCCACAACGGCGGGCCAGAACGATCACAGCTCCAGTCGGTTCCAGTCCGGTCAGGTGTTTTAGGCCGAGGCTGTAAGCCCCACACTGGTCGATGTATGAATGGCCCGGCGGTAAACGTTCCAGGCCATCTTCATCTTTTTTAGTTTTGCGCCCGACGCTGGTTTTCCAGTCGGCAACCACGATGGAGTTGTTCTTGAATCCCAGCAGGGCATCTGCCGTTCCAGCAAATCCTGCCGGGTGGTGGATGGAAAATTCACTGGCGAAAATTTCGGTGACGTTTTCGGCGATCCAGTCAGACAGGCTGCGGGCATAGCCGGAGGCGCTCCAGCCAACTCGGGGGACGTTGGGGCGGACCCTCTTCAGGGCCCATTGCGTGATGGGGGACGGAATCCGGGCTAGTCCCTGATCGTCCCAGCGGATCGCGTTGCGCTTGTTTGCAGTGGATCGTGCCAGCTGCATCGAAGTCTTAAGCAAATATTCAGCCTGACTGTGGGCCATGTTGCCTCGGGTGGCGGCAACGTTGCGCTGGCAGCTTGCCTCCACTGGTCCCAGGCGGGCTTCCCAGCGCTCCAGCCCGGTTTTGTCGCTTGTTTCCTTCAGGATGTGTGTAACACTATGGTATACATTACCTTTGATGTCCCTGTAGACCCGGAAGGGGCCACTGTTGTCTTGCTCCAGCCTCCACTTACGCAGTCCTGCCAGCGTGTCTTGGGTGTTGGAAGGCATTTGAATAGTTTGTCCCACCAATAGATTACCTAGTCAAGCGAGGGTTGGCAATAAAAAGCCCCCGGTTAAAGGGGCCTAGATCGGCTTACTTGCCTTCAAAATCAGAACAAAAGTCGTCCCATTCGGTTTCGTACCAGACGGTTACAAAACGTTTTGCAGTCCCGCGTATTCCTATAGGGCCGGGGGCATACCGACGGCAATACCCAAACCCTTTTGGTGGATCCCCAAAAATAGGGTCCCAGTGGCGGCACATTTCGCAGGCTTTTTCCTGTTCATCCATGTCATGCAGCCTTGAAGGGGTTGCCTCCTGTCAGCAGACGGCTGATGTCGAAACCTTCGGCCTTGGCTTCCAGCCAGGCGGCATCGACGTGCTCTTGGCTGCCCTTTTTGCGGGGGACCGGGCGGACGGTGTACTCGGTGAGCAGGCCGCTGCCCTTCTTGCTGATGGTAAAGTCCCACTCCAGCAGATTTTCGTAGTCCTCCATCTGGGAGATCTGGTCGATTTCCTTGAGGATGGACTTCTGGGTGATCTGCAGGACTTGGACTTTGCCGGACTCGTAGTTGTAGACCGGGCAGGCGATGGCAAATTTCACGTCGGCGGTGCCAGGGCCGCCGCGGCCTTCGCGGGGCTCGAAATCGCCCATCTCAGTCGTCACGTCCTCATGGGTGGGCTCGTAGTCGAAGCGAAAGGGCTTGGAGGCGCCGTTGGCTTGGCCCCAGCACTCGTAGAACTCCAGGGGTTCGTCGGTCAGCAGCGCGAAGCGGACGGAACCGCCGTCGGGGAGCTTGCTGAGGCTGAGGTAGCCGCCGCCGGTGCTGTTGGACGTAACAGCAGCAGAGGCTTGCTTGGAAAGGAAAGGCATTGTGGTTTCCGGTGTTTTGGTGGTCGCCCGAGGGCAACGTCTATGACAGTAACACGGGATTGACGGGACGGCTAGCCTAGTAAAACGCCCCAGCCGCGGAAGGCGGCCAGGGCGCAAGTCAAACATTCCTGTAGGAGTCTAACACTGTGTCTCGTGCGACGCAAGAGCTGTTGAATTTCGTGCGCCAGTTGCCGGAGGGCATGGCGTACGCACCGATTTACTGCGCTGGCAGCAAGCTCCAGTCCGGTAAGGAGTCAAAGGGGAAGGCGCCGCTGGAGCGCAGCCACCATCAAGTGTTGAATCCGGCTGACGTTGCTCTGCAGATTGAGCGGCGGCCTGAGGTGTTCCAGGCGGTTGGGGTTTTTACCGGGGCTCGCAGCGCGGGACTCGTGATTCTCGACGTGGATCGCAACCTTTCCCGGCTGTTGAAGAAATGGGGCGAGACGCTGGAGGGGGCGCCGAAGGTCACCAGCACCAAGGCCAACGCGGCGAAGTACCTGTTCCGCGTCCCAGAGGCCCTGTGGGGCGATGTGAAGGGCTTCGGGCTGTCAGATACCGGAGCGGGGTATGAGGTCCTCTGGGGCCGTCAGGGGCTCCTCTACGGGGCTTATCCGGGCTCCAGTGATGGGAAGGCGCCGGCGGGTGAATACGGCTTTGAGGGCGATCTGGAGGCCATTCCAGAGGCTCCAGGGTGGTTGCTGGCGGAGATGCGCGATCACTCCGGTAAAGAGGTGGCTGATGGTGGCTTCATCAGGAACCGGAAGGCGCTGGATTTCTCGGATCGAGATCCGGCTGAGATTGCTGAGATTGTGCAGTCGGCGCTGAAAGTAATTCCAGGGCAGGGGGCTGGCAGCCGGGATCACTGGGTAAAGGTGGGGATGGCGATCCACAGCGAGTTGCCGACTGACCTAGGGCTGACGCTGTGGTCGGCGTGGTCTGCCGAAGATCCCGAATTTTCACAGGAATGGGCAGATAGCAACCCCTGTGAGGAGGTCTGGAAGAGCTTTCGCAAGGGGCCGGTGAGTCTGGGGACGCTGTTCTGGATGGCGGACCAGCAGATGCCGGGCCGACTGTGGCTGTCGGAGGATCTGCGGAAGGTGGTGGCCGATGTTGAGGCCGATAATGTCACCCGGATTCGCCAGGTCGTCATCACTTACGCCGAGGTGATTCGGCGGGCGAAGGAGATCCAGCAGATTCAAAACCCGGCTGAGGCGGCCCACGCCATGAACGTGTTGGCGCTGGAGGCCGGTTATCGGGACGCTGGGGCGCTGGAGCGGCTGCTGATTGCCCAGATGCAGTTCGAGCAGCAGGATGACGAGATGGGCCTCGACAGCTTGCTGGATAAAGATCTCAAGTTCGAATACTTGATCCCGGATCTGCTGCCGTGTCCTGGGACCGTGATGGTTCATGGTGCTGGTGGTGATGGCAAATCCATGTCGGCCTGGACCATCGCCAAGCACGTTGCACGCGGGATTCCGTTCTCGGTACGGGGTGACCTTGTGCCGGTGCAGGCTGGACCGGTGCTGATCCTCAACGGCGACCAGAGCGAGGTGCAGGTCCAGCAGCAGATGCGGGATCTGGAGTTTCTACGCACCGATCCGGTGACCGTGGTGATGGGGTGGGACCTGAACTGGTACTACCGCTTCGTCAAGTTGATTGAAAAGCACCGGCCCAAGCTGGTCATCATCGACTCGATCACCGGCTGCTCCAGGGGTTCGGCGTTCGATGAGAACAAAAAGGAGTTTGCGAGCCCGATCTACTGGTTGGCCAACAACAATGGGCGGCTTTTCCCGGCCTGCACGATCCTGCTGATTCACCACGCCAACAAAACCGGTGGCTTCCGGGGTTCCACGGCCATCAGGGACGCTGTGGATGAAGTGTGGGGCCTGCGGCGGCCTGACAAGAAGCAGGTGGAGCAGACCGGCTACAACGCCCGCCTCATCACCGTGGAGAAGTCCAGGGCTGGCCGCGACGGCAGCAAGTTGTTGATGAAGCTGGAGAGCGACCTCACCTTCTCCCTGGCGGACTACGTGGAAGTCGATACCGACAGCGCCAGCCCGGCCTCGATTGTGGATCGGGTGCTCCAGCGCCTGAGGGCTGCGTATCCCCGCGCTCTGAGCCGCTCTGACCTGGCTGCGGATCCGCTGTGCGGCGGCAGCGTCACCGCAATCCGCAAGGCGCTCCAGAGGCTTGTCTCGCGGGGGTTGATCGAGGCGGTGGGTAGTGCTGCTGGAGTTGGCGGGCAGGCCAAGGTGTTCCAGGCTGTTTCTGCCTCGCGTGATATGTGTGTAAATAGTTGTCCCACCTTGGAAAAACCCAGTCAGGGACTGGAAAGAGGGGTGGGACAGCCTGATGACGTGTCCCACCTTGTCCCACCTTCGGTGGAGAGAGATGGGACAAGCTGGGACAACGCACCTACCTGTCCCACCCCTAAAACCAGTCGTGCCAACGGATCTGCCCAGGTGGGACAGCTTTTGGAGGACTCCCCAAAGGAAGAACGCTCCGCCGGCGAACTGGATCAGCTGATGGAGGAAGCGGCGCGGATGTGGGATTAGGTTGACAGATGCTCGGAAGTGTTGGTAGCGTAATGACGCTCTGGGCATTTCCGAGCACTTTCTCGCTACCAACAGTTATGACCATCACGCTTCCACGCCGCGAAAGAGCGGCTGCCAAAGTCGGGCCTCGTCTCGATATTTCACCTTTGGATGTAAAAGAGCTGTTGAAAACTCATCAACATGCACTTACACATCTGATTTCAACAGCAGAATCATGGGAACCTTTTGCGTGGAAAGGTAATGATCTCTCTGCTCCGTTGCGTGCTTTGTATGTAGCGGAATCGCGTGGTCTTCTTACGTCTCGTGGTGATCGTGCGGTTAATGTTGCTATCGCCGACATTACTGCCGACATCAATGGTTACCTGGCAAGTTTCGGTAAAACACTTGTTTCCGAAGCAGCAATCATGAACAATTTGCGCCAGGCATCTTTGTACGTTCAGGCTGCTATTGGCGTGGCAGTGCTACCTGATCGTCGCGCTATGACTGTGCGCTTTGTTGATGAATACCAAACTGTTGAAAACATCAACAGGTATTTTGACTCGATTAAAGGCAAGCTCCAGCGCCTGGGTTCGCAACTTAAGCACGCCGAGGCTTGTGGTTATGACGTAAGTCATGTACTGCAAACTGCAGAAAGCAGCACCGGTGTACGGCTTCTTGCTGCTGTCTAACAGAAACTACCCTCGCCCCCGTGTATAAGCGGGGGCATTTTTACTACCAACACACCACATGACAACCGCAATCATTCCCGAAGTTCTTGGGCTTAAGACACAAGTCCTTGAAACTTCACCGATGACTAGTGCCGAAGAAAAGGAACTTGTCATCGTAAAAACGGCGATCCGAACCGCGTATGCCGACAAGCTGGAGCGCGACCTGGCTATTGGTGCAGGGCTGCTGCAGATCTTCCGCCGCAAGCTCTACCGAAGCAAGGAAGGTGGGCGCAAATGGGAACAGTGGCTAAAAGACGAATCCGCCGACCTGACCGGAGGCCGTGGCGCCATTGCAGAAGACACCGCTCAATACTTGCGCGGCTTTTATCGGTTCCGTTGCGAAGTGTTACAGCCGCAGGGCCCGGGCCCTGGCAGTTTGCCTCTTCCGGCCTCACCCAAACAGGTTCGCCCCTTACTCGGTCAGCTCGATAACCACCCTGATGCAGCGGTGGAGATGTGGAAAGCGGCTGTGGCCGACGCCAAAGGCAAGGTGCCGACCTTTGATCAGGTAAATCGCGCCGCTCTGGCATATAAAGCCAATGAGGCCAACGAGGCGCGGCGTTTATCTGCTGCTCAGCAGGCATCACAGCAAAAAGCGGTAGCTGCTAGTCGTGCTGCAACCGCTTCAACAATAGAAAGTGAGCCGTCTTACGACTTCCACCAAGCGGCGCCAAGTCCCAATATTCCCGCTTGGGAATTGGAAAAAGATGACAGCGCCATAGATGCTGGTGCTGAGTGTAAACGGATTACACAAGCCCTTAATGATGCCCATAAAGCGATCGGTTTACTGCGTGGAATCCTTTACAGCCAGATAAACAAATATGGCCGCGACTATTTGGGTTTTTTACGCCAGGTAGACGCTGGTATTTACAGCCTGCACAACATTGATAGCCAGGTTCATCAGATCGGCGATGACATTGCCTTTGTGTCTGAACTACTGGTTGCTGATGTGGGTGAAGGCGAGCTGGCGGCTTCCACAGTGCAGGTAACTAGCCTTCCCACTAGAGAGTGAAAAAGGGTCGGTTTAACCCGACCCCATCTACCAACACCTCCATTACACCATGAAATCGACCACCAAGAACCTCCTTCGTAAGGCGGTTACAGAGGCACTTGACGCCAAAGATGACGCTGCTGCTTTTGAACTTCTCGGACTGTTGCTGGATTCTCCATCGCAACGCGATGTGGAACCTGTTGTTCCAGCTTTACCTGCGGCCTGTGATGTTGTTACTGGACCAGCTCATGACTATCATCATTGGGCTAAATTTATTAGGGAACATTTTATTCCTTTTATGCATATGAACGGGCGTAGTCGTTTTACAAGTTATGAGTTGTTTTCTTGGATGCAAAATTGCGGCTTACTTTCCTTAACTACAGGTGATATAGAAACACATCAGGACGGAAAACCTGTGTGGAGAAACATAACATCTAATGCATTAAAAAACCTCAAACAGCAAGGTATTATTCACGCTCCGGCTTGGGCTAAGGACTACACAATTCAAACTGCTAAGTCTGTGCAAGGTTTGCTTAATGGCACCTAGGCTGCGTTAATCGTACAACCGGTTTCCGGCGCCCGATCCGAAAGTGCCTAACTTTTTCCTAGGGCTCATGCGGGTTGCCGCGTGGCTGATCTGGAGGGACACCGTGGCTAAACCTGAACCGCCTCAGCCGAAGCGTCCCAGGAAGCCAACCCTGGGTTACACCGTCGGTGACATCCCCTTCGAGCTGCTGGCCGTCGTGCGCGTTCAGTGGTACCGAAGGGGCCGGGCGTATGAGGTTGAGGAGTACCAGATCGTCGAGTCAGACGATGCCCACGGGCAGTTTCACTACATTGTTGGGACGGCGCTCAAACAGGGCGCTGACGTCTGTGTTCTGACTCAGTACCAGCCGGAAGACCTGGGGGTTCCAGCGTGATTCCGCCGGTGGTGGTCTTTGGGTTGACGTGGCTGCTGGGGATGCTGGTAGTCACTGTCTACCTCACCCAATGGGCCACATGAAGAATTGCAACAGCCCGGCTGGACGCCTAGCTGGCTGTGTGCAACAGTAAGGGCACGCCCGCAACGGCGTGCCTTTTATTACTGATTGACATGGACGATTTCACCTGCACCAAAGTTGACAACACCAAGCTCAGCCCGTGGTACTTCGCCGTCCACTGGTCTGCGATTCAGCTCCAAGAAAAAATCGTCGATAGCGAGCGTCTCGGTGTAGACCCGACCTACGACATGCTCCAGCTCCAGCAGCTGCAGGACCTAGAACAGTTCTTGAAGATGAGCTGGGATGCCTGGATGGACGGCATCGAAGCCCGCCAAACTGCACGGGAGGTCAAATGAGCCAGGTACTGGAAATTGAGGATCTGTGGTTTGAAGATGGTGGTACTCGCCTCTGTGTCAATGCCGTTGTTGACGACATGGTTGTGGTCATTCCGCAAAGCCACCTTTATCCGGCAGAGTGGGGGCCTGCCTTGTGCAGAGGCTCCTTCGACCTTCACGAAGAGGATCTGATCCCCGCCAGCGATGACGGACTCCGCCAACTCCTCACCAACAGAATCGACGACTGGGCCCCAATCGACACGTCTGATTGGGACGACTGAAGCCCGCGA